CCTATCCCCGTGTGTGCCTTGGCAGTCTCAGCCTCTCTATGGGCAGTCGGTGATAGGTGGGTCGAAACTGCTGGAAGAGAAGGGCATCTACGTCGGTTCCCGGGCGCCAATGCTGCTTCCGGCCGGGGGCAGTTTGGGTATGCCCAGCCTCTGCCGAACACGCTGGTGAAGGAGGCCATGGCCGACAAGAACCAGATGATGATCGAGCTGGGCGCCCGGATGGTCGTGGCTTCTCTCTCGTCCAAGACGGCTACCGAAGCCCGTGGTGATCAGTCTGCATCGACGTCGGTCCTTGCTGGCTGCGTGGCGAACGTCAGCGAGGCTTACACCCGGGCGATCATGTGGTGCTGTACCTACATAGGCGTCGACGACGCGAAGGTCGCCTACCAGATCAATCAGGAGTTCGTGGAGCTGACGGCGGATCCGCAAATGATCACCGCACTGGTCGGCCTTTGGCAGAACGGTGGATTCGCCAAAGCGGATCTTCGGGCGTACCTGCGCAAGTTGGGCTTGATTGCGCCTGAGCGCACAGACCAGCAGATCGATGGCGAGCTGGCAGAGCAGGGCGACGGCCTAGGCCTTGACGACGAGGACAAAGTAGATGGTGGCAAACGAAGCAATCCTTGACGCCACGATTCGGCACGCGGTCTTCCTCGAAAAGTTGAAGGCCGGCGAGGTCGGCAAATTCGCTCCCTTCCTCAAAGAGATCGACCGCTCGATCCGTGACCGGCTCACCCAGTCGGATCTGACCGAGTACAACGTGAAGCGGCTGGAGGCGCTGCTAAAAGAGGTCGATAGTCTGCTGTTGCGTATCTTCGACCGCTACAGCGCGCAACTAAACCTCGACCTGATCGACATCGCCAACTACGAGGCTGAATTTGAGGCGTCGAGCCTGGCCCGGTCGGCGCCGGTTGGTGTCTCGTTAGATGTTGTCGCGCCAACGGCGGCGGCTATTCGTAGTGCGGTGCTGACCAATCCCCTCAGCGTGCGTGGTGCCGGCGGCGGCAAACTGCTGAAGTCGTTCATCAAGGGCTGGACCAGTGCCGAGCGCGAGCGCGTCACCGGCACAATCCGGCAGGGCTTCTTCGAAGGACAAGCGAACTTCCAGATCATTCGCAACATTCGCGGCACCAAGGCAGCCGGGTACAAAGACGGCATTCTCGCCACCACCAACCGCAATGCCAGCGCGGTGGTGCACACCGCGATTCAGCATGTGTCGTCCCAGGCACGCATGGAGGTGGCCAAGGCCAATGCGGACATTGTGTCCGAAGTTGAGATGGTCGCCACGCTGGACAGTAAGACCAGCCAGCAGTGTCGGTCGATGGATAAGCGACGATTCCCGGTCGACTCCGGGCCGAGGCCACCGTTTCACCCGAATTGCCGAACGACCTTCGTCCTGCTGACAAAACTCAGCGAGATGTTTGCCAAGGGCGCTACGCGGGCGGCAGTGAGCGCTGATGGAGCAGGGCAGGTCAGCGCGAGCCTCGACTATTACCACTGGCTTCAGCAACAGCCGGCGTCGTTTCAGGACGTGGCCATAGGCCCGATGCGGGCAAGGCTATTCCGCGAGGGCGGTCTGACAGTCGAGCGCTTCGCAGAGCTGCAGCTTGATCGCAACTTCTCGCCGCTTACCCTGGCGCAGATGAAGAAAATGGAGCCGTTGGCATTTGAACGCGCGAGTTTGTAGCTCACTCGCATTTATTACGTTGTTTATCCAGCATTCCCAAAGCATCGTAAAATGCGGCGTGCCATTTCCCAAAGGACTCGTCGACTGTTGCGAAGGCTGCCGCCTCCTCAACCATATGCATGGAGGCGAGTGATCCTGCTTGAACAGAGTTGGAGATCATCAATGATCTAAGTCCGAGCTCTGGCGGGGCGTATGCCGCCATGACCACACCTGCTTTGATCAAGGGGCCCGCGTTTGCCGCCAGCTCATCTACTGAAGATGTCTTTGGGAAGGTCGAGTAATTAAGTAAATCCCCCATGGCTGCGAGAAAGATTTCTCCTTTTTCACGTAATAATTTTTCCTGTGCATCTATGCGTTGAATGCAAGCGCTTCTCTGGCTTAAAGATGCAGTTTGATAGCTCGTCAGCCATGTGAATGTGCTTGTGGCGAATACTCCCACCAGTGTGCAAACGACGGGAAATACGACACTGAATTTTGTGTTGGTATTGACTGTTTCGCTCATTGACTTCCATCCGATGGTTAGCTCTGTAACAGCGGGATTTAAACGAACATTCTAATTCTCTAAGCCCGCTTATTGCGGGCTTTTTATTGCCTGCAAAGCGGGCAACACATACCCAAGGGGTGCATCAACGTGGCAGAAGAAAACGAAATCGACCTGGACAATCCGGCAATCAAGGCCGCTATCGCGACTGCCGTTGAGGCCTCCGTTTCTGGTCTGAAAACCAAAAACTCTGAACTGCTGGGCAAGCTTAAGGACACCACTACCAAGCTGTCGCAGTTCGAAACTCAGTTCGAGGGTATCGACATCGACGCCGTCAAAGGCTTGCTCAGCCGGGCCGGCCAAGACGAGGAAACCAAGCTGCTGACTGAGGGCAAGGTGGACGAGGTGTTCAATCGTCGCACCGAGCGCTTGCGCGCCAACAACGATAAGCAGTTGAAGGCGCTCACTGCGCGGGCCGAGAAGGCCGAAGCGTTCGCCGCCAAGTTCCAGGGCAAAGTCCTGGGCGACTCGGTACGCGGTGCAGCGCTGAAAGCCGGCGCATTGCCGGAAGCAACCGACGACATCATCCTGCGCGCCAAAGGCGTGTTCTCGTTGAACGAAGAGGGCGAAGCGGTCGCCGTTGATGAATCCGGACAGGTCATCCTCGGCAAAGACGGCAAGACTCCTCTGACCCCGCTCGAATGGGCGGAATCCCTGCGCGAAAGTGCACCTCACCTGTGGCCAAGGGCTTCAGGGACACAAGCCCCGGGCGGGGGTGGCGGCCAGGCTGCATTCAAGCGCTCCGAAATGACTGCCGAGCAAAAGCGCGACTACCAGCGCAAGCACGGCCAAACCGCATACCTGCAATTGCCCAAGTAAGGGGATTCACCCATGGCAACGACTGTTAACGGCGACCTGATCATCTACAACGATGAGGCGCAAACCGCATACCTGGAGCGAGTCCAGGACAACCTCGATGTGTTCAACGCATCGTCCAACGGTGCGATCGTGCTCGACAACGAGCTGATCGAAGGCGACTTCCGCAAGCGCTCGTTCTACAAGATCGGCGGCTCGCTGGAGCATCGCGATGTCAACTCCACCGGCAAAGTGACTGCGAAGAAGATCGGTGCCGGTGAGGCTGTTGGCGTGAAAGCACCGTGGAAATACGGTCCGTACCAAACTACCGAAGAGGCGTTCAAACGCCGCGGTCGTCCGGTCGACGAGTTCTCTCAGATCATCGGTGCAGACGTTGCTGACGCCACTCTGGAAGGCTTCATCCAGTACGCCACGGCCGCGCTGCGCGCTGCAATCGGCTCCAACGCCGGCATGGTGGTCTCCGCCAACATCGAGACCGACGGCAAGAAAACCCTGACTCGCGGCATGCGCAAATTCGGCGATAAGTTCGGTCGTATTGCTCTGTGGGTCATGCACTCCAGCGCCTACTTCGACATCGTCGACGAGGCGATCACAAACAAGATCTACGAAGAAGCAGGTGTCGTCATCTATGGTGGCCTGCCGGGCACTCTCGGCAAGCCGGTGCTGGTAACCGACACCGCACCGGCAGACGTGATTTTCGGTCTGCTGCCGAATGCAGTGGTGATCACCGAATCCCAGGCACCGGGCTTCCGCTCTTACACGGTCGACGACGAAGAAAACCTCGGTATCGGCTACCGCGCCGAAGGCACCGTGAACATCGACGTGCTGGGCTACAGCTGGAAGGACGCTACCGGCGGCTCGAACCCGACGCTGGCGGCGGTCGGCTCGGCTGCCAACTGGGTCAAGCATGCCGACAGCAATAAGGTCACTGCCGGCGTGATGATCACCCTGACCACCACGCCACCAGCCGGCGGCTGATACTTGCCCTGACAGCGGCCAGCGATGGCCGCTACGGAGACTTTTATGGAACTGGTTTACTCCACTCAGAATTCGGATTTCGATCCGGAAAAGCGGTACCGCAATCCGGCTCACTTTGATCGGCCAGAGTCCGGCGTGACCCATGCGGTTGTGATTGGTGACTGGCCGAAGGTAGTCGCTGCCTATGAGGCGCTGGACGTCGAGGTGTCGGTGTTGCAGCCGTTGATCAGTCCGCCAGTTGATTCGGATGATGCTGATACTATTGCCGGCCTGGAACAGGAGAACGACAGCCTGCGAACTGAGCGTGACGGCATCCTTCGATTGATCGAAGCCGCTGAAGGCCAAACGGACCTGGAGCACCCTGGCGCCGGCGAACTGCCGATCCGCTTGTTCGGTGCGCTGAAATCCATTCATGAAGGCTTTGAAGCACTGACTGGTGAGCGTGACAGCTTGGCGGTCGAGGTTGAATCCTTACGCGCCGAAGTCGAACGCCTCAAAGTGGCGGCTGAGCCGGTCGACAATGCCGAGAAGATCGCCGGACTCAAAGCGCAACTCGACGCGGCCAATGTGCCGTACCGGGCGAATGCTTCGGTTGAGTCGCTGGAAAAGGCGGTTTCGGAACTGCCGAAGGCGTAATAATCCGGGTGCCAACCCAGCGGCGCCCGGCAAACCCCACACAGCGAGCTGATTCATGACTCTCATCATCGAGGACGGCACCGGCAAGCCTGACGCCGAAAGTTACGCATCTGCCGAAGACTTGGCCATGTACGCCGTGAAGTTCGGCGTGGTCATCCCGCTGGAATTACCTGCACAGGAAGCGCTGCTGCGTCGTGCCGCACTGGCGATGGATGGCATGACGTGGAAAGGGCGGAAGACGAGCAGCGAGCAGGCCCTGTCCTGGCCGCGCCGGAGTGTTGAGCTGGATCGCGAGATCAAGCCTGACAACTATCTTCCGGCGCGGATCCAGTACGGTCAAATGGCGCTGGCGGCCGAGATCCACACTGATGACGTCGATCCGATCGACCAGCGTCAGGGCGCAGTAATCCGCGAGCGAGTGGAGGGCGCGGTCGATGTCGAATACGCTCCCATCAGCAACACCAGCGGCAGACTTTTGCCGGCGGCTCCAGATCGACCCAGCCGAACCCAGTTCGCCGATTATCTGGCCAAGCGAGGCCTGTTTGCCGTGAGGGCCTGACAATGAGCGCGTTCTACGACCGCACGGCTGCGACTGCTCTGCGGTTGATTACGCAGTTCGGCCAGCCGGTAACCATCCGCGCAACAACCGTCGGCGAGTACGACCCTGAAGCCGGATCGGCACCACCAGACAGCACCAAAGAGCAGACCGCCCAAGGCATCCTGCTCGAATTCACCGGTCAGGAATTCCAGAGCAACAGCCTCATCAAACAGGGCGACAAGAAGCTCAAGATCGCCGCGCAGGGGCTGGAGTGGGTTCCGGATCTGCTGAACAAGGTGATCATCCAGGGGCGCACCTGGTCCATCGTGCCACCATTGAAAGAGGTGAATCCGGCCGGTACGCCGATCCTGTATGAGCTGCAGGTGCGGTCATGAGCAAATACTCTGACCTCAACGGCAGCTTTGCCGAGAACATCCGCCAGTTTGCCGAGCAGGCCCAAGTCGGGCTCGACGCCACCTTCCGCGAAATCGTGATCGAGATCGGCAGCAGCGTTATTCGGATGTCGCCGGTGGGCAATCCCGAGATCTGGGCCGTGAACGTGGCGCATCGTGCAACCAACAACAGCGCCGCCGATGACTACGATTTCAAGGTCGCTGTGCGCAACACCCTCATAAATCTCGATGAGAGCAATTTCACCAAGGCCGGCAAACTGAAGCGCGGCGTGAAGTATGCGAAGCCGCTGACAAAGACTGAGCGCGACCAGAACTTCAACGTGAATGGACTGGTTGCCGGCAAGGATTACGTCGGCGGCAGATTCCGCGGGAACTGGCAGTTCTCGATCGGGGCACCGGCTGAAGGCGAACTTGATCAGGTAGATCCGGTCGGCGGCGTCACGCTCGCGAAGCTCAGGCTTCAGGTCGAGCAACTGACCATCGGGCAAACAGCGTACATCGTGAACAACCTGCCCTATGCGGTGCCGCTCGAGTACGGCCACTCCAAACAAGCACCGGGCGGTATGGTGCGCATCACGCTCGCGCGTTTCCAGCAGATTGTCGACGAAGCCATCAGGAACAACCAGGTATGAGCCATAGCACCATTGCTTCGATCTACGAGGCCCGCCTGATCACCTGGGCAAAGGCTCTGCCGACACCGCTGAAGGTTGTAGTGGAGAACGAGGCATTCACCCCCGTCGACGGCGCTACCTACCTGAAGGCGTTCACTTTGCCAGGTGATACCGCGAGCAACACGCTTGCCGGCGATCACAAGCTCTTCACCGGTGTGTTTCAGGTCAGCATCGTGACACCAGCGGGCAAGTATCGCGGCGCGGCCGGGGCGTTGGCTGACCAGATCGCCGCTCTGTTTCCGCTGTACGAGCGAAACACGAAGGGCGCGCTAACCGTGGTGACCATGACACCGGTTGACCAGGGGCCAGGTATTGCCGACGACACAACCTACACCGTTCCGGTTTCGTTCGCGTACCGCGCCGACACTAACTAATCCCGCCCATTGGGCAAACCCAGAACCCGCCATTGAGCGGGTTTTGTTATTTTTTAAGAGAGGAAAACCCCATGGCCGGCATTCAAATGCCCAACGGCGCAACTTTCGAAATTGCTTCCGCCTATGGCACAGCGATCCCATTCACTGCCCTGACCAATGCAAACCCAGCATTGGCTACCGCCGCAGCGCACGGCCTGGCCGAGGGCGACATCATTGCTCTCAGCTCTGGCTGGACCCGCCTGGACGGCCGCGCCGTTCAAGTCGGCGAGATTGCCAGTGGCACCTTTGCGCTTGATGGCGTGAACACCACGAACGTTCAGCAGTATCCGGCCGTTCGGGCGTCGGTACCGCGCGTGAGGTGACCACCTTCACTGAAATCTCGAAAATCACCGAGCTCGGTCGAGCGGCGGCGACCAGCAGTTTCTCACCTTCGGGTTTCTGGCTGACGATGACGACCGCCAGATGCCGACCACCAAGAACCCAATTACTCTGACCATCACTGTCGCCGACGATCCGTCGCAGCCATATGTCGATGTCTGCGAAGAGGCGGACGACGACAAACAAGCTCGCGTTCTGCGTCTGAACCTGCCGGGCGGTAGCCGCATCATCTACAACGGCTACGTCTCGATCACTTCGACGCCGACCATGTCGCGTAACAACCTGATGACTCGCGTGATCAGCATCGCGCTAACCGGCCGCCCAACTCGTTACAGCGCCTCGGCGTAAGGAAGGCACATGGCAAAGTTCACACTCGCCCGGAATCCAACCTTTAAGCACGTCGTCATGCTGCCAACGGTCGGCGGCGATCCGGTGAGCGTCGAGTTCGAGTTCAAGTATCGCGATCGCACCGAATTGGCGGGGCTCTACGCAGAGTGGGGCGATCGTCATAAGGCGCTCAAGGAGAAAGCGGAAGAGGCTGGCATTGAGCATTTCACCGCTTTGCTGATCGACCTGCAGGTTGAGCAGTTGAAGGCGATCGTCGCCGGCTGGGATATCGCCGAAGAGTTCACCGACGAAAACCTGCGCATCCTGGTCAAGTCCATCGCCGCCACTCCGGGCGCAGTGTTGGCCGCTTATTCCGATGCATTCAGTAACGCCCGCTTGGGAAACTCCTAAGCGTCTCCCGCAAGCTGTACGAGCCGGGGCCGTCTGCCGAATCGCTGGCGGCCTTCGGTCTTTCTCTTCGTGACATACCTGACGAAGTCTGTGAGGTCTGGCCTGATGTTTGGCAAGCCTTCAAGGTCTTTGAGGCCATGGGCACCCAGTGGCGTACAGGCGCGTGCGGCGCTACCGGACTCGATTACACGTCAATTCGCCATGTCGCGGGCTTCCTCGGGCTTACCCGGTCGGAGGTCGCCGGCGTCTTTCCTGATATCCGCGTCATGGAAGCCGAAGCCCTGCGGGTGATGGCGGAACAGAGGGACAGTAAATGAGCACCACTTTCGCGTCCCTCGGCATCGAGGTGAACTCCTCCTCTGCATCCAAGGCGGCTGACGATCTCGACAAACTGGTCGATTCGGCGGCCGATGCCGAAAAAGCGATCGATGATCTCGGCAAGTCTGGCGAGGGGCTGGCCAATACCGGCAAGAAGATCAGCCAAGCCGAGAATGAGGCTGCTCAAGGAATCGACAAAGCCACGGGCGCCAAAGAGCGCCAAGTCGATGCAAGTCGCAAGGCCGGTGCCAGTGCGGCGAGTGAAATCGCGATCATCAGCCAGCTCGACAAGGTGATGTCCGGCAACATCGGCAGCATGGAGCAACTGATCCAGGCTGAAGGTTTGCTGGAGCGTGCCCGGAGGGGCGGTCTCGTCACCATTGAACAGCAGGAGGCGTACCAGGATCGGCTCGGAAAATCCTTCGATAAGATCGAGAAAGCTGAAACCAAGGAGGTGGCTCAGAAACAACGGCTGATCGAGGCTGAAAACCGCCGGATCGAAGCGCTGAAACGGACTGTAAATGGCATTGATCCGGTCACGGACAAGCTGGCCAAGCTTGAGGCTCGTGAGCGGGCTCTCAACGAACTGCACAAGATCGGTGAGTATGACGCTGTTCGCTACAACGAAGCATTGGCAAAAATTGGAAAGGAGCGCTCCGGTCTCACCGCGACAGAAACTGCATTCGATAAACTGAAGCTCGGCACCCGCCAGGCGCAAGAAAACGTGATGCAGCTGACCAATGCGCTGCAGTCTGGGGATTGGGGTAGTGGTGCGCGGGCGATTGCGCAGCTTGGTGCGGGAGCTGGCGCAAGTGCCGTTGGATTCCTGGCTATGACAGCCCCTATTGCTTTGGCGGCAGCCGCAATCGGGGGACTCGTTTATGCGTACTACAAAGGCGCCTCAGAGCAAGATGAGTTCAACAAGTCGATCGTCTCGACGGGTAACTTTGCAGGAACAACTGCAGGTCAGCTTGCAGATATGGCTCGGCAAGTCAGCTCTACCGTGGGCACTACTGGCGCAGCGGCTGATGTGCTGGCAGCGCTGGCCGGAACCGGAAAGCTCGCCAGTGGCAGTTTTTCAGAAATTGCCGAAGCTGCGCTGGAGATGGAAAAGGCGACAGGCAAATCAGTTGACGCAACGGTATCTGAGTTCGTCAAGATTGCGGATGACCCAGTCGCTGCCGCAAAGACGCTGAATGATCAGTACCATTTCCTGACAGCATCGGTTTACTCACAGATTGTCGCCCTGAAGGAGCAGGGCAACGAGATCGGCGCAACCAAGTTGCTCACCGATACCTATGCAGATACGGTCAAAACCCGCGCAACAGAAATCACGAATAACCTTGGCTATGTCGAGCGCGCCTGGAAAGGCATCACCGAAGAAGCCAAGAAGTCGCTTGATGCACTCAATAACGTCGGCAGACAGGCTAGTACGGCTCAGAGAATTACTGAGCTTTCGCAGAAAGTGGCCTATGCACAAAGCGCGGTAAATGCGGATCCCACTGATACCGATGCCGCGGCGAAGTTGAAGTCGTCGAAGCAGGAGCTTTACCAACTCCAGCTTTTATCGTTCGTCGATCAGCAGCGAGCAACAGCCCAGCAGGAGCAGGCCGAAGCTCAGCAGAAAGGCATTGAGGCGGAGCTGAAGCTTAAAGCCATCAATGATGCCAATCTCAGCAATGCCGAGAAACGCGACAAACTCATAAAGGATTACAAGCGGACTGTAGAGGAACTGCGTAAGGCAAATCCTGATAGCCCTCTGGTCAAGGATGATTACGTTGCGAAGCAGATTGAAAGCATCAAGGAGAAAAACAAGGATCCCGCAAAGTCCGCCGGAACGGTCGACGTAACCGGTTTCAATGACGCCAAAAACCAGCTCACGACAATTCTGGCCGAGTACAGCAACGCCCAGAAGCAACTGGATGCTGCGCAGAAGGCTGGACTCATCTCCCAAGCCGAATATGTGCAAAAGCGTGACGGCCTGATCGGCAATGAGCGAGATGAGGTCACGGCAGCCTACGAGGCCGAGATCGCGGCGTTGGAGGCGGCGAAAAACAAGTCCAGCACCACGGCAGCTCAGCGCATCCAGCTGGACCAAAAGATT